CTATCAGGTACGGATGAAGCGTTGACGTGGCTATCGTTCCTGTCGGTGCAATAGGCAGCTTGACAGTAATAGGCACCTGACCGCCTGAGACAACGGATTTTTCACGGCCCATAGTGCTCGTTGCAAGATCAAGCGGTAAAATAGTCGGAGAGTATGCGACATCGAAGTCACCACTTGCAGCGCTGAAATCGGATATGGCGAGTGAAGACTGCTTCGTACCAAGGGCAGACTGCGTTTTGTGCAGTAAAATGTTTAGTTGCTGGTAACTTGACATAAGTACATCCTCTCAGTTCTGAAAAAGTATTTCGGTTTTTATCCTCATACATCCAGGCACAAAAGCATCATGTCCTGGATGTTTTACCCTGTCAAATCCAATGAAGCGAAGAACTGCGCTTTCGTCAACACCTATTGGCAAGTACCCGTCATCTGCCATAAAGAGCTTCCTTACATCAGCGAATACCGTTAGAAGCTCCTGTTCATTCTCCCAAGTAAGGTATTTTGGATCATCGGCATTGTCGTTTTCAACGGATATTTTAATTTCGCAAGTAACCTTTGAAAAACCCATGTGCGCTATAGTGTCATCACTATGAGCATCCCCGGATACAATAGTCACTTCTGCGTCAGGATATATCTTTTGCGTCGCGTCAAACTCTTGTACAGTACCCCAATTATGACCGTACCCGTTGGCGACAGTAAGATCATTAAATCTTTCAACAACGGCAAGTACGATCTGCTTTAAGTCCGCCATAAATTACCGACTCCTACCATGTCACTCTCGACAAGAGAAGCATTGGCGTATTGCAGCACTCCTGGAGTTATTCGCGGACGTAGACCGGCGCACATTTCAAGATATGCCGTATACTTAACCCGGTATTTTTCAGTTTCCGGGCTGTCATTATCCGTTACCGCCATATTGTCAAAACAACACCACATGCCGAAGTACGCAACGCAATAATCTTTTACCGATTGGTGTATAGGAGTAGATATTGACGCGACAGGAACGCCGGAAGCTATGGAGATACTTTCTATCTCGTTGTTTACCCTTGAAAACCACGCAGCGACACGAAAGTCACCAGCGTCTATAAAGCGCCTTACGACAAGATCAGTGATGTCTTTTTCGTCTATGTACGCCACTATTATACTCCTAACGCTATTCGCATTGCTTTACTGACAGCGGCAGAAATTGCCGTATGAACCTCATCAGCCATAGACCTACCAGCAAGAAAAACATATTGATCCTGCTTTATACCTCTAACCATATGACCTTTTGAGAAAACGCCTTTTCCATCTTTAACCCAATACAACTTTTTCTTCACCTTCGGAGCAACCCAGTGATCTTTAGTGCCTTCGTGCTGGTATACCGCTATCTTTCCATGAGGAGAGCCAGTATTTAAAAACACCTTTCCAACAAGGTTTTTCCGCTTATCCTGAATAGCTTTCTCTGCAAGTCCAGTGCGGTTTGTGAACTTATGAACTGCCCGAGCCTTTGTAACAATATCCCTTAACTGTACGTCAAGTACGGGCCCGATCTCGTCCTCCATAATACCGGGGGCACGGGCGAAAGCCGCCCGTACCTCTTCGGTATTTCCGTCAAACGAAATACGCATTACTGGTCAAGAACGATAACGCGAATTTTTTTGGTAATATTGGAAGCATTAACCGCACGAATGCCGACATAAAAATGCGTCCCAATAGTGGTCGTTAGACTTCGATACGTGGTCGTCTTAGCAGTAGTGGCAAAAGCCGTATCCTGAGTAGACGCCGTACCGAGAGAATCGCCAGCCGCTATTGACAACGTAGGAATAAAAGTAATTACGTTGGTATCTGCACTCGCAAAGCACGACGCAGGGACAACTACCTGTACACCGCTCGCAGTCTTGCCTTCGTTGGCGCCAAAAGGGATAGGGCCAAAAAGAACCCTATCACCTACACCCATCGTATCGGAAAGGCTATCCAAAGTTGCGTCCGACACAGCGTAGATTCTTACGTTAGTTGGAGATCCAAGACCACGAAACTCCTGAGTAATGTTGGTAGAGATACGCGTAGTTGCCCCAGCGTATGCACCAGCTACAACAAGAAGAACAAAAAGCAAAATATTACGCATCGTAAAACTCCTTTGTGTGTGTTGAATACAGTTTGCTTAACCGATCAGAATGGCGACGTTCTCGGGCTGCACAGTCTTGACGCCCCATGCGAGGTGAACTTCCCAAGAAATCTGACCATACTGCAAGTTGCGAACGACAAGGAAAGTGAGGCCGCTCTGGTCAGAAACGAGGCTGGTCTCGGTGATTGCGTTCGGCTGAATGATCGGAGGACGCGCAACAAGAACAATGCTGTTCCTATCGAAACACATATTCGGCGTGTACGCTCCCTCAATGGTCACCTGGGCGCCGTCGGTCGTCGCAACGCGAAGCCCGGGCGTGTTAAGGACAAGGGAACCCGCAGCCGCAATACCGGTCTTCACGACGTACTTATGACCGCCGCCGTTCTGGATCCCGATAGCGTCACCGGCCAGCACGGTGCCAGCGCCCGTCTTCACCGCAACGGACGTCGCGGCAATAGCATCAGCGCCGTTGATGACATACCCGACACCAGTTCCAGCGGTATGCGTACTGACTTCAGCGCTCTCGTAGATGTTAAAACCGCTGAGACGTCCAAGCATACCATTGCGCAGAAGAGAAGCGTCGCCAGACTCGTTGACTTTGTACAGGTTCGACAGCCCGCGAAGGTCTGCGCCTGCGGTTGTGTCAATGACACACGAAAGATCCGAGGACGGCGTACCGTTGTCGATGAGAATTTTTAGCATCTGCGCAAGCGGCTTATGGCTCGTTGCGAAAGGCGACGTACCGGCAGAACCATACGCGCGCGAAGCGTTGTTGTACAGGCCGCAGAGGTCTGTTTCAACCTCGTTCCGCAATGTACGCATGGCCTGCTCGAGCGACTGACGCAACGACTCCTCTGCTGAAATGTTTCCCCCTATTGACAGAGCGCGCTCTTCCTCGTTGGTGAGGTTGAAAGAGGACTTACGTGACTTGCTTATCGTGACATCGACATACGACATGGTTCTATCGGTGCCACTGGACGACGTTGCCGCAGGGGTGAAATCGGTTGCGGTTTGAGTCGGGGATACCGGGATGCGCAAGGTTTGATCTTTTGCGACACCCTGATCAGCGAGGTTTGTTTTGACAGCGCGGATCATGCCGCACGCTTCGCTATTTACATTCTGCGCGGCGGTATACATTACCTTTAACAGACCAGTAAGGGTATTCGACATTTTTTATTCCTTTGCTAAGTGACAATTCCATTTTTTTGCAGTAAAAACTCGTTTTTTTCCTTGTACGTTAACTTCTCAAAGTCAGCAGAAGCCATCTTCGGAACTATCGCCGCTCCTGGGCTGTGCTGTGTCCCTGCCGCTCCCGGCGCTTGCTTCACATAAACATATTCCGGGTTTAACTTTTTAAAGTCAGCAACGGCAGCTTTCAGGTCTTTCTCAACACCCCCTTCAACAAAAACAACGCTTTCATCGTCAGCCAGTTTGACCATCTCGTCAGCAAGCCAAGCCTTTGCAAGAGCCTTGCGAGCTGGCACATCGTCGCCAAGCTCTTGTATAACCACGTTGACCAGCTTGTCGCGTGATAGCCTCTTTGCCCGTTCGGCTTCTGCCTGTTTTTCTTTTTGTAGGGCGTCAAGATTTTTCTTCATCTCCTTTAGCTGTTTTTCGGTATCCGACAGCTTCGATCCTGCACCGTCAACCTTTTCGGCTATCTGTTCAGCTATGTCCCTTTCAAGATCAAGGCCCGATGACTTAACGGCATTCTCAAGCGTTTTCAACTTGTCAAGAAGCCTGTTCTTTTCTGCTGCCGTCTTTCTTGTCTCGTCTATGCCTTTTGCAGTTTCGGCTTTAATAAGGCCGTCGTAATGCGCCCTTACTTCTGCCTGATCCTCCGTAGACAGCTTTGCAAGTACCGATTCGATTGACATTGACTAACTCCTCACGGGATAGGTTAAAACCTCACGGGTATATATGACCTCATGGGCCATGATATTAGTATACGCCTTGACGTATGCAAATACAATACTGTGCGCGTATTGTTGCTTGTTTGTTTTTACATCAAGCAGCGAGTAGCTTAGAAAGCATAGCAGGATCAGCCGCGTTGCCACCTTGTCCAGTATAGTTCTTCATCACATTTGACCATGACGACGGATCAGCTTTAAATGCCTCGGCCCCAGCCCTGCCAAGCAACGCAACACGCTTTTTATCAGACATTGCAGCAAGTTTCTTCTGCGCCGCCTCATCGCTATACTCTCCTACCTCTGCCTCTATCTTGTAAATGTTAGAAAGATTACACTTACACCACGGATGGAAAGGATACTCAGGCCCCTTGCCTGTAGGATAACAACCCTTGCCCATGCCGTATAGATCAACAGATGTGTGGAAATCGCAGATGTCATACTTTACGTGAGCGCTCGACAGCGTCACCTTCCAGCCTACTACGTTTTCGCGCGTCACGTTCTCGACAAAAAATCCTTGCCCGTATGCGCGCGCCGCTTCGGTCGTTGCAATCCTCTCGGCATTGTACCGCTCCTTAAAGTACGCCGCATACTTTATTGACCGCTCAATGTTTTTAATCTTCCCGCTATCAACAGCATCAATAACATCCTCATACGCTCTTTTTAGTTTTGACCTGTCAGGATTAGCCATACCACCAACCCTTTTACGCAAAGCGGTAATAGCAGAATCTAAGGCGTCGTCGGCTATTTTCTCACCAGTTACCGCATCAAATTTTCTTTTCATCTTGGCAAGATCGCGCACATCCTTGGCAACGTCGGCCATAGTCAAGCCACCGTCACTCATGCGCTGCGCAAGAGCACTCATACTCTCGCTTGTCGCAAGCGCGTATCTCATCTGCCTCGCTATTTCGTCTTTGTTGAGAAGCGCACCAGTCTTTGCACTAAGCCCTGGGTACTGACGATATATGCGATTAAGATACCATCGCTTGTCAGCAAGCGACATAACAGTCCCGCCAAACGTAGCTATGCCAAGAGCATCAAATATCGTCTTTTCAAATTCTTTTTTCAGAGCAGCATCAACGCCGTACTCATCAAAAACAGCATAGACGATAGATTGCGGATCTTCTCCTGTAAACTCGGCGCGCTTAAACCTGCGCAAAATCTCAGATATTACCTTGTCAGAAACTCTACCGTACTTTTGAGCAAAGTCAGATACAAGGTGAGTCACCGGGTTGATACGAGACATAGCTATTCAGCTTTCGGTATTTCGCTGGTTTCCACTTCCACACCTTGCGCGTATCCGTCTATTCCAGAACCCTGTACCTCGTCTTCTGCCTCTTCTAATATTGCTTCTGTTGCGGCTTCGTAAGATTCTTTGTTCTGAGCGAAATAGATTCCAGCAAGTTCCTTCATTATCTCTCTTTTAAAATTTGCCGAAGGGTACATGCTGAGAATTTCAGTCGCCATAGCAATGCGCTCTTTTTCGTAAAGCGGAGAATAAGCCGATTGATAAACCGGCTCATACGTGATACTGTTCCCTATGTAAATACCAACGATATATGCAATGTCCTGTTCAAAAGATACTGCCGCTTTCGCGGTTTCCTTTAACACGCTTTCAAGGGCGCGAAAATCCCATTCTTTAGCTATTCCACTTTCTTTGTCCTTAACCCCAATAACATTATGTTGTGATGCAATTTTGTATATAAGGTCAACAAGGCGTTCGCAATCTTCACGCAATACCCGGATATTATCAGTATTCGGGCTGATGTATGTCGGCTGAAATTTTGCATCTCCAGCTATGTTTAAAAACGATGTAGCTCCAACCGATATGTCCTTCTTGTTGATATTGCTTGTAACAAGAAGCGAGAACGCCTGAGCAAGTTCAAGCGCGACTATTTGGCTCTCTTTGTTGTAAAGGCCAAATACCATGTAAGCAAGCGACAAAAGCGGCGGCAGTGGAAAATTTTTAAGCGAAGGAGAAAGCGCAAAGTCATTAACAATCACAACAGGCAGGACACCAAGCCCATGCACACCTTCCGATATAACCACCTGTACAGAACTGTCTTTTGCGTCCTTTGACTCGTAATAATACTTCCACGAACGCTTGTCCCAATACCTATAGGTATCAACCTGGCTATTACCTATCAGCTTTTTACCCTCGCAAAACGTAATAGCTGTAGCTCTACCATAGTCATCGCATATACATTCTTTCACCTGATGCGGTTTTCTCTCGTAAATGTACGGATACTTTCTTTGCGATATTACAGCGCTAACCGGCATAGGATCAACGACATAATTGTCAACAACGACAAATGTCATTCCGAGTGATCTTGCCGTACACATTATGCCATGGGCAAATCTGTTCATATCTGTTCCGAGGGCGTCAACGTCATTCAAGAAATTGTTAAAAACCGCGTTATCGGATTCGCGCGTCACTGGTGAAGAGAATACAGGCGTTACCATCGCATCTACAACAGGGCGGAACAGGTTGATATAGTAGCTGTTTTTTCTCCTTGTGTCGTAAAACGACTCTCGCGGATGCGGTATCAAATACGTGTTGTCAAGATACCCGTTATGCCCCGTATAGGTATCATCGACGAACTGGAAAGGATTAAGCGCGCGAACGTCATCATACTTGTTCGTGGATTGCGCCTGTAAAGAAACTGGATAACCGTCATTGGTTCCGCTGTTAGCCCCGTCAACATCAACTTTAATCTGTGCCATAAAAACCACCCCTCTATATAGCTATGTTTGCAGCCCATGAACCAGATGACAAATACAACTTGTCAAGAGCCTGTGTCATCGCGTCAACAATGTCGTCGTTTTGTGCGTTCGGGAACGTGCATATCTCATTTATTGCCGTATCAATCCAATCAGAATTTTGCGGTAGATAGACGTTTCCAGCCTCGCATATGTACGATACAGCATACGCGCGCGCCTCTTTAGATTCCTTTGGCAAGACCGGTATTATTCCAGGTATGACATCGCGCAGGGTTGATATGATAGCCGCGCCGTTAGCTTTCTCTTCAATGTAAACAGCCCCAGACTGCTTAAACCTGTTACACAGCGCCTTTACATTTGATACGGTCTCGGGGAAATCCCACTTACCTCGCACCATATCAACCAAGTACGAGTTGGCGCCAGATCGCCCCCAGACTTGCCCCACCACGTATGACGTGCCGGTCTCCTTGAATGTCATGTCCCACGATATGATCAGCTCGTCCATAAGTGGCAATTGAGCCCATCGCCTGAACCAGAACTTTTTAAATATTCCACCCTCTTCCGGGGCTGGCCGCTGTTGATATAGCGACGCAAAAACACGAGGACTTTTAGCTCGCTCTTTAATCGAATCGGCACTATGCTTCTCAGGCCATAGCGCTTCACCCTCTGCCCGTGGATCGCTTTCTATCGTCTTATTCTGTTCACGCAGTGCAGGAAGACTTATTACCTCCCAATTTCTCTGACCGCGTAGTATCCTGCCGGCCAGATCGTCTTCATGCCATCTTGTCATAACAAGAATTTGTCGGCTGTCGTTGTGCAGACGTGACAGCAAAACCGTTTGATACCACTCCCAGAGCCTATCGCGGTATACTTTGCTCTGGGCTTCTATGTTGTCTTTTACCGGGTCGTCAATAATGGCAACGTCAACGCTAAAACCTGTTAACGGCCCCATAACACCTACCGACCTGTACGCCCCTTTTTTGTCAACTATCTCAAAGTGATCGGCATTTCTAAGCCATACACTTTTTGAGTCGGTTACTACATTTTTCCCGTTCAACTTGGTATCTGGAAAAAGGTCTTTGTATACCGGGTCGTCAATAACACGCTGTACCATCCTGTTGTACTCTTGCGCACGATCTGAGCTATACGCGCAAGCTCCAATTTTTAGGTTATGATTTCTGCCAAGAATGTACGCTGGTGCGTATCGTGATATGATCGCAGTTTTTCCGTGTTGCGGCGGGATAAATACGGCAAGGTTTTTTATTTTGCCGTCTATCAAATTATCAATGGCATCGCATATAACCTTGTGAAACCATTTACACGAATACCCCTCGTCAATAAAACGGATGAATCTTGATAGCGAAGTACGCGCCGCTTCTTTTGCAATCTCATATGCAAGATCTGAATAGTCTATGTCTATTACGCCATTGTCGGGTATCATGTGCATGACTGCGTGGGCCTTGCGTTGTCGAAAATCTGATCTATGACAGATGGCGGTATGCGCTTTATGTCAACCTTAAATTTATTGATAGGTTCTTCATTACTTGTTATATCAATCATAATCTGC